ATCCGAGACCGACCAAGCGATTTCCTATACCTCGGTTTCTGTCAAAAAGTACAGTGGCCAACAGACCTTCAGCGTTGAAATCCTCGACAGAAGCTCGCCAGCGTTCTTCGCTGAGCTTGTTCGTCAAATGGAATTCGCTTACGCGAAGGCAACCAACGCGGCTGTAAGCGCGGCTCTTGTCACCGGCGCAACCGATGGCGGCAACCGCACACTTTCCGCTCCAAATCTCCAAGATTTCTTGGCTGACGCGGCTGTTTCAATCTACAAGGGCTCACTTGGCTTTGCTCAGAATCTAGTTGTATCTCCGGAACAATGGGGAGCGATTATGGGCTTGGTCGATGGTAACGATCGCCCACTCTTCACAGCTCTCGCGCCACAGAACGCTCCGGGCACTCTTGCTCCTGGCGCTGTTCGCGGCACTGTCGGCGGTCTCGCTCTTTATGTTGATCGCTCACTCACAACCGGCTCAGGTCTAGGCGATGGAACGATGTTGGTAGTCAATCCAGAGTCTTACCAGTGGTTCGAATCATCCCGCTATCGCCTAGAGACCAATGTAATCGCTTCGGGTCAAGTTTCCGTCGCTTACTATGGTTATGGCGCAATCGCTACCAAGATTGCCGCTGGCGCATACAAGTGGATGGTTGCTTAGTTAAATCCTAAATAGTGACGGCCAGTCCGCTCCCGAGCTGGCCGCTCACCTAGTAGAACAGAGAGAGGCGAAATGCCAACGATCGTTACAGCTTCGCAGTTGCGGACTATCCTTGGCGTTTCGTCATCTCTTTATAACGATGCTTATCTGGAAGACATAATCGATACCGCTGAAAATGTAATCCTTCCAATGTTGGTCACCTATTCGACCAATATCGAAGCTGTGGAATTAAAAGATAATGTCGCTTATTTTTATACTTCGACTATTCACGAATTTAGCGAAGGTCAGTCAGTAGTTATTACAAATTGCGGAAGCCCGTTTAATGGAACTAGAACAGTCACAACCGATTTACTCGAACCCTATGTATTCTCCGCAAGTATCACTAATGCTGATGTGGTACAAAGAAAAGTTATCCCAGCCGGACTCGCAACCCTTAGCGGCGCTTCCACCTATGTCGGAAATGCTAATGTCGAGTCTGCTGTATTGGCTACAAGTGTCGAAGTCTTCCAATCGAGAACGGCCGCAGGTGGCCAAATAGAGGGAGTCGATTTCGCCGTTAGTCCTTTCCGGTTAGGTCGCTCCCTCTTTAATCGAATTTCAGGAATACTCGGGCCATATTTAGATACTGAATCGATGGTCGGATGACCGCTTCTTCGATCTCTTCAGATGTTCGCGGAGCAATTAAAACCGCTTTATCTGGCGTAACGGCAAATGTTTACGACCATACTCCAGAAGCGCCAATCGTCCCGGCGGTTGTAATCGTCCCGGATTCGCCATATCTGGAATTAGAATCCATAGGGCGTTCGAATGTCAGAGTTAAAATTAATTACACTATTACGGCTTTCGTCGCTTATTTTTTCAATCCCGCCCGTTTAGATAATCTCGAAAAACTGGTTATTAGTATTCTTGGGGCTCTTTCAGCTTCCAAGTATGAGCTTTCGACAGTTGAAAGACCGTCGATTACTCAGGTCGGGACTACAACCCTGTTAGTTTCCGATATTCGCTTGAGCGTCCGCTACGAGCAAACTTCTTAAGGAGAATCAATGCCAACCAATATCATCACTGGCCGCGATGTCACCTTCACCTTGGACTCGACTTCTTACGATGCTCAGGTGACAAGTGCCACCCTTTCGGCTGATACGACTATCGAGACTTACCAGACTCTCGATGGTCGCGCTTACAAGTCCATCGATGTCGGCTGGACTTTCACTATCGAATTACTCCAAGACTGGGGCGCTTCGGGTTCACTATTCGAGGCAATGTGGAGCAAGGCCGAGACCGCGCCTAATACCGCTCTTAATGTCTCTTTCACAGCCGCTACCGGCGCTGTCTTCGCTTTTACTGTTCTTCCAATCTTCCCAAGCGCGGGCGGAGCTGCTCCGGGTGCGCTTACTGATACTTGGACTATGACAGTATTAGCAACGCCAACAGAAACATTTAGTTAATAGATCGGGGAATCGGGAGCAATGAAATTAAATATCACAATTAAATACACTAACGGAGATGTCGAAACTTATCTGGTAGGTCTTCCAGAATGGGCAAAGTGGGAGCGCAAAACTGGTAAATCGCTCTACAAAATGACAGATATTCGCGAGTATCAACAAACGGATTTCTTATTTTTGGCACACTCGGCTTATGTTCGAGCTAGTTCCGGTAAGCCTGTTAAAGCTTATGACATCTGGGAATTAACGGTCGATGAATTAGTTATCGGAGACCCTGAAGGCCCAAAAGTTACAACCCCGGAAGCGTCGGCCGACTCTTAATTGAAATCGCCATCGCTACCGGAATCCCGATGCGATATTGGGAATCTATGGACGATGTATTAACCGCGATCGAGGTACTGAAGGAGCGTAATGGACGGTGAGGTAATCAGTTACGACCGAGCCGAATTACGCTCCATTACTCGCGCTTTTAAATCGATGGATGAAGAATCGGTCAATGCGGCGAAGCGCGAATCTTCAGCTCTGGCCGAATTCTTGGTCGATAAAATCAAACAGAAGGCCTATGGGCGCACTGTCGCAGCTTCAGCGGTTCAGCGGGTAGCCGAGGGCGCTCGCGTATCTAAAAGCTCGAAGATTGGCGAATTCTCTTATGGCTTCGCTTCGCAAAGATTCTCCGGCGGCGGCACTACTCAGATTCTCTGGCCGGGTCTCGAATTCGGTTCGAACCGTTACGCCCAGTTCCCAAACCGTACTCCGAATATGGGTCGGGGGAATTCGGGTTATTTTATTTACCCGACACTCAGGGAAAATCAAGCGGACTTAATCCGTAAGTGGGAAGAAGCTTTCGACGCAATTCTAAGGAAGTGGGATTAATGGCCGGGTCAAGAACGCTCAAATTATCGATTCTCGCGGATGTAGATAATCTTAAAAAGGGACTAGATTCCGGCTCTACTGAAGTTCAAGGATTCGAATCGAAGGTATCGGACTTCGGAAAGAAAGCCGCTGTCGCTTTCGCGGCTGCCGCTGCCGCCGCTGTTGCTTATGCCGGAAAACTCGCGATCGATGGTGTTAAAGCAGCTATCGAAGACCAAGCCGCACAAGAGAAATTAGCTAACGCTCTAAAGAATGTGACGGGCGCGACTGAAGAGCAAATAGGCGCGGTCGAAGACCAAATAACTAAAATGTCTCTCGCTTTCGGAGTTGCGGACGATAAATTGCGACCGGCTTTCCAGAGACTCGCTACTGCTACGGGAGACTTAGACCAAGCAAATAAAGGTCTTACTCTTGCGCTTGATATTTCAGCGGCAACCGGAAAGAGCGTCGAAGCTGTATCAAATGCGCTAGGTAAAGCCTATGAGGGAAATACTTCCGCACTTGGTCGATTGGGTATCGGCTTATCCAGTGCCGAATTAAAATCGATGACGCTGGAGCAAGTGACGGCGAAACTTGCGGATACTTTCGGCGGGGCGGCCACTACCCAAGCTAATACCTTCCAAGGTCGAATCGACCGAATGAAGATAGCCTTCGATGAAGCAAAAGAAGGAATCGGTACGGCTTTTCTTCCAATTCTGGACAAACTCCTAACTTTCGTAAATGACAAGATAGTTCCAGCGATTATGGCTTTCTCGAATATGCTCTCTGGTTCGGGCGATGGATTAAGCGAGAAGTTCGAAGGCGTAGCGAAAACCGTTAAAGATATTTTCGGGCCAATTATCGAAGGCGCGATGGATTCTATTGGAAGAATCGTTCAACTTATTAAAGTAAATGCTGTACCCGTAATCGAATCAATGAAAAACGCCTGGGATAAGATAAGCGAAGCCTTAGCGGGTCAGAAGGATAATCTTCAAGACTTTTACAAGACCTTCAAAGAAATTTACGACTGGATTTACGCGAACCTAATTCCGTTGATCCGAATCTACTTGGTGAATTATTTTAATTACTTGGGAACGGCTATTTCTAACGCAATGAAGGTAATCGGCCCAGTCCTCAAAGTAGTTGCGGACGCTATCAAATTTAATCTTAATAATATGATTAATGGAATTAATATCGTAATTCGCGGAATTAATTTAATTAAGCCCGGGGCAGATATTCCATATGTCCCGAAGATTGGCGAGAATCCCAATACTGGTAATTATGAAGAGCAGAAGTTATCTATGGGTGGCGGGGATGCTTCTAATTATGATTTGAGCGGATTCGATTTCACTTCTGGCACAGCTTTAGATTCTGGTCTTGGAACTGGGACGGGCACTGGCGGAACTGGGACGGGCAGTGGCGGAACTGGCGGAACTGGTGGGGGTCGCGGCACTACTGGCAATGGTGGGACTGGTGGGACTGGTGCGACTGGTGCGACTGGTGGGACTGGTGACCAGACTGAAACCCCCGCAATAAATTATAATGTTCCCTT